GATGTTTGTGGGAAGAACATCTTCAGAGAGATGTAATTAGTTCTATACTTAAAGTATGCATTAATGATGTTGCCTGTTTGAGCAGGAACTCTTACTGCCTCTGAAACTTCAGAAGGACATTCTTTCTTACCATGTACTGGACACTCTTCACCTTTATGATTATGCATACAACCTTTCTTTTCGTCTAAAGGAGTTTTTGATATGAGTCCAAGTTCTTCCTTCTTCACGCAATTATTATAGGTCTTACCAAACATCTTTTTGGTTCCCTTTTTCTCATATCCTTTCCAACACTTTTGACCTTCTTCAAGATCAATCTCAGATCTCCAATCAGACATTTGAAACTCTTCCTTTTTGGTGCTATTACCCCAATTAGCAGCACCTTTTTTGCGACACTTAACTAAAGCACCAGATGCATATGCACTTGGCCAAACTTTATAGCGTGACTTTACCTTGTGATAACAAGCATCTTTAGTTCCTGCTTTTTCTAAAATTGTCTCTTCGGATTTAATACCACCAACTTTATCAATTGCCTTACCAAGAAGTTTGCCAATTTTATCACGCTTACGTTCTTTAGGTTTAGGTGTAGAAGATCCACCCTTCTGACGCTTAGCATAATCAATATAGGATTCGCCCTTACGAAGTTTTTTAGGATCTGGTTTTGATGATGAAGGAGATGGAGAAGAACCTCCTCTATCTTCACGGGCTCGCGCTTTATTGCCCTGACCACTGATTTGAGCATCTTTCTTGGGGTCAGGATGCCAGTAATCACCTTCGCGAATTGTTTCTTCTGTCTTCACGTTAATTGCCTTCCCTTTTCTATCTGGATTTGGATCCTTACGATTCTTGCGACGGAATGCTGCTTCCTCTTCATCCTTAGAGAGAGCACGCTTCATTTTTGAAGAACCGCACTTGGGTTTTGTTGTTTGTCCTGGTTGTTTGGCACAGGGTTTTCCTGCATACTTGCCACCAAGTTGCACCCAACCAGGCTTCCCATCAGAAGAGCGACTCTTGCCAAACCAGTCACGCAAAGAACTATCACCACTTTTGTTCCCTTCCGAAACCGCAGCGCCGTTTCCGTTTCCGTTTCCGTTTCCATTACCATTTTTCTTTTTATCATCATCTATTGAATGCCCATTTTCTTTACGGAGCATTCCTTTGGGGTCTACCATAAATCCACGAGGAATGGATTTACATTTCTCGTCAGTATAGCAATAATATTGTCCTGCGGGACAACGACCATTCTTTGCTTCATTAACATCACCAGTCATATCCTTCTTATGAAGGTTCTTATATAGATGCTTATGAAGAGGTTTTGCCTTCTTCATGATTTTGTCTCTAGACTTGTAATTAGTCTCTTCTTTCATTTGAATGACAATATCCTTTTAATATTTATACTTTTGTTAGCGTCTTTGAGATTTTGAATACTGTTGATGTGCTAGAACTTGGAGTTGCTCTAACTCTCACATTACCAGAATTGATATCAGCATCAAATGTTGCAAGAGAGTCATTTGTTGTTCTTATCGTTCCAAATTCCGACAGATAAACATTAGTTCCATCATGCAAAACATTTAATGTCGTCACATGATACGCTGATCCTTGGGTTATCTGAATTTGATACTGTGCAGATCTAAAGACGCTTGCACTAAAAGTATCTATGTTAGATTCTGATGTTGTAGTGGTAGTTGCTGTTGCAGCATCAAGTTTTATTATTGTTGTTTGACTACCAGCACCAATCTCTAAACCACTTCTAGCAGTAGCAATACCAATTGAATCAACATAAGTTACATCATCATAAGTTATTGTTCCACCAACACTTAGATTTCCAGTAAGAGTAAGACTAACTCCGGTTGCACCATCTGCTAATGATGTAGCTTCTCCGCTACCAGAGAGTGCTGTGCTTGCAATTCCAACCCATTGAGATCCATTGTAAATTAAAAGTTTATCTGTGCCTATTCCGGCATCAAAACTTACATCATCAAGGTCTTTGATAAATCCAGCACCACCGCCACCGATGGTATATAATTGCTGCTGAATTCTATTGATGAATAACTTGTAGTGCTTTGCTAGATCTTCATGTGTAGCAAAGTTTTGATCCGTTGGAGTTAAAGGATCAATGTTAGACTCACTAGGATCAGGTTGAACAGGTCTATTGTTTATCTCTTCTTTTAAGACCTCTTGTTTACCTCTAATCTCTTCAACTATGACTTTTAAAGATTTAAGTCCGTCTTTAAATTCATCCCTTACATCACTAATCTGCTCATCATAATATTTTACTTCAGGCAACTCTGAAATCTCTTTCTTCAGATCATTAAAATATCCAAGAAGCAGTTCATCAGTTTTTATACTTTCTTTGTTTACTTCTTTAAGATCTTTTTTAAGTGTCTGTTTAAGAAGATTATACTCACCAAGAATTTGCTTCTTTAATTTTCTATCATCATCTTTAAACTCTTTGTGATGACCCCACATACGCATTGAGGTCTCTTTGATTTCTTTCCAAATCTTTTCTTTCTCTGTATCAAACCTGGTATTGATACTCTCTCTTAGGTCATTAAACTCAGTTCTAGTTTCAAATTCTTTCTTATCAAAGTGCTCTTCAATTCTATCCAGGTCATATTCAACCTTACCTCTCAGTCCCTCAACAGCATCATGGACTTTGACAAAATCATCATCAATGACACTAAAAGTTTTTCCAATCCAAGAGAAATCAGGGACTTCATTTACCTCATTGACCCACTTAGGGAATGTAGGAATTTGATCTCGTACTTCTTGAACTGATATTCTAAGAGACTGAATATCTTCCTCATAATATTTTGGTTCAGGGAGTTCATTAATGTTTTGATTTACCCGATCAAGGCGAAGTTCTAATTTTTCAATCTGCTCATCATAATATTTTATTTCAGGTATATCTGCAGCATTGTTATCTACTACTTCTTTTAAAGTATCAATCTGCTCACAGATTTCCTCTATTTCTGCTTCATAATATCTAACTTCAGGTATATCTTCTCTTACCTGGTTTATCTGCTCTGTTAGACTTTCTAATTCTTTATCGTAATACTTTATTTCTGGAATGTCTGGGATGTCCTTCCTGACATCGTTGATCAGACGAATTAATTCTGGAAATGGTGGAATTATGTCCTTTACTTCTGCAAACGTATTACCATCAACATCTTCTATAGTTTGAGTTGCTTCCTCTATCCTGCGAAAATCATCTTCTTCTTCCTCTTTCGCAATAAAATCTTCGACAGAAGGTAATTCTGTATTTACTTCTTCTGTTATATAATCTTCAACTGACGGTAGACTTTCTATATCTACAATGTAATCGTCAATAGAAGGCAAGTCTTCTCTAGACATTTTATTAGTAATCTTAGTACTTTGGGATTTCTCTCCCCAGATTATTTATTGTCCTTTTGACTTTCACTCTTTAATAACTTTGCCAAATCTGCGGTAGACCCTACAAACAATGCATTGGTAACATTTGTAGGTCCTTTAGCAGATTCTTCATTAACGTCCTTAAGTTCTTTCTGCAACTTCATTAACTTGTCAGTTGCATCAGCGACATTCTTAATCAACTGACCAGCAACTTCATATGCTCTTGGCATTTCACTTTCTTGTGCCAATTCTAAAATACCATTAAGTGCTTCTTGTCCTTTTTCAATAATACTGTAAAGATTGCCACGAGTATATTCATAGTCTTTCTTTACATCATCTACAGACTCTCTTACCTTTTCAATTTTTTCTTTAACAATTTCAGGTTGAACGACATCACTTGTCACATTAAACTCATTATTTAATTCATCAAATTGTTTTGTCATTTTCATTCTATCGTACCATCAAATCCAAAGTCATCTCCCATAGGGATAAGATCATCATCAGCAGCAGTAATCGAATTGATAGCAGCTCCTCTAACATGATCATTAGCAGTGGTTCCCTCACTTCCTCTTATAACAGTCAATTGATTGCCACTAATTGCTTTCACAAACATTGTCTCATTATCTACACCAATATTAGTTTTAGCCGTAACCGCTGATCCACTATCAACTTCAAATACAGTATCTGTGGAAACAATATCTGCTGTCAAATTGGTAAGAACATCTCCAGTATAATTTTTTACTGCTTTAGGAGTGACAGTATAAGTGATATCTCTTTCTGTATTTGAAGTATTTGTTCCTGTGATATAATTGATTTTTGCACTGCGAACGATTTGTTTCGTAGAATCTGTAACAGGTCCGAATAGATATGTCTTTGCAGTAAATCTCATAGTATAAAGTAAAACTCTACGAGTTCTAAAGTCACCTTCATAATCATCTTGCATTGTTATATTTTCTAATATAATTGGGATATCTCTCTTTTCATTTATTGATCCAACTAAATTAACCGTGAGATTATATGCAGGTTGAAAGTATGGTAAAATTTGCTCAACTATCTGCAGAGCATCATCATTTAATTTAGTCATGATACTCAATTCAAATGCCATATTATATGGCACTGGCATATAATTCTTTTTAGTTAGTTTTTCTGTTACAGGATCTTTAGTTGTAAACTGTTGAGTGGTAGTTACTTTTCTAGATGGATCATAAGTCAACCCAGTAAACTCAAATGACATTCTGGGTAATGACATTGCTGTTGATTTATTTAAATCAGCAACTTGATCAAGTCTTGCTAAAAACTTTTGAGTAGGCCCATATGCCAAAGGAACTTTAACGATGCTTGTCGTATTATCTGATGCGTCTGTATGCTGTATCTCCAATCCATTAAAAAGAGTACCAAAAGAAATAATGGTCTTCCTCAATATTTCGTTATAAAAATACTCAAACATTTTTAGATATCCTGTGTAATATATTTATGGTGTTCCAAATGGATTTGATTCTGTAAAATCTAATATCTCATTTGCTTCTAGTTGGAAATCGTCATTATCAGAGAATCCATCATCTGCAGGAGCGGTGCCTACATCTAAGATTAGGTTAGTTGCTCCAGATGTTGCACCAGTGATTGTTTCACCTTTAAGGAATATGCCATCAACATCATAAATATCCAACTCTCTTGTAGAGGAATCCCATTTTCTAACTCTTGCAGTGGCAGTGGATGTTCCGCCAGTAACAGTTTCGTTGAAACTAAAGTCTCCACTTCCAGATGATCCTGGAGACGCAATACTGATTGTTGGTGCCACTGTATATCCAGCACCAGCATTACTAACATATATCGCTGAGATAGTCCCTGCTGCGCTTACAATAGCGGTTGCAGCAGCAGACACAGTAGAAATACCTGTGAAGGTAATTGTGGGTGATGTGGTGTATCCTGAACCACCTGAAGTAAGAGTTACAATTCCGATCGGACCATCACTGCTGAGGAATGAAGTTGCTGCAGCACCAGATCCAGTTCCATCAGCATTGTTTGAGAAGAATTGAATTTTAGGAGCAACTGTGTAACCAGATCCAGGATTGATTAGTTGTACACTTTGAACAACAAGTTGATTACCCTCTGGACTTGCTGCTCCACTACATACAACTACTCCACCCTTAGTTAATGCAGTTGCAACACCAGTAACTCCCCCACTTGGAGCTGAAGAAATTGCAACTCTTGGAGGAACAATATAGTTTGAACCCCTATTAGTAAGAACAATATTTCTAATTGCTCCGGTAACAATACCGGTGACAGCAGTTGCCTGAGATGCAGTTCCAACAAGAGTTAGTTTTTGAATGCCGATACCAGCATAAATTGTATCTCCATCTGCACCCTCAATTCCCTCTAGGGTATCATCAATTTCATCAACTCCAGTATCAATAATTTCATCTTCAATACGGAAGAGTTCACATCTTAATTCATAGACGTAATTCTTCTGTAACTGATAAAATGGTTTTTCATGTTCAACATATTTAATTTCAAATATGCGATCACCCAGAGGAAAATAAATTAAATCTCCTTCTTTTGGTCTATTTGAAATTTTAACATTTGACTCATTTTTCAACAAAGGTGAGATGTAACTCTCAAATCTATCCTTTGAAATTATTAAAGTTATCTCATTAGTTTGTTGTATTCCAAACTTTGAAAGTAGTGTTGGATTATCACCATACCCATCAAAATTTTCAACATAAGCCTCTATTGGATATGCATCATCAAATTTTGATTCTATTACCTCTCTAAGAATTGTATTTGTTGTCACATATTTTCTAGGCATGAAGTGAACTTCCACTCCATACATTCTTAACTGCTCATTGATTAAATCCTGAACAAGATTTTGTTCCCCAGAGGAACCCTGTAAAAAGAAGGGATTAAGTGCCATTATCCAATAAAGTCGAGAGGTGGTAATTCATATGTGTTAGACATTTGTTCTTGTATTTTGTCTAACTCTTGCTGAGCATCATCATATAGTTGACGACCATTTAACTCAACCCCACCTGGTAATTTAACTCCCTGGAATTTTATAAGATTCATTCCCCACTGACGCTTCATCAATGCAGTGAGGTATTTTTTTACAAAAAAGTCATTATATACTCTGGAGAAATCATTTGGGTCTAAAAGTCTATAACAATCAATAACTAAGTAATCATCTACAATAACACTTTCATAATCAATATCTAAGTATAAACGATCTTGTCTTTGATTAAATCTAATTTGCTTTTCAGTCGTAAGAGCGAAATCTAAATCTTCCAGATATCTTTTAGTCATGGCATATGTCAAAATTTCGGTTGAACCGAAATAATACATATCATTCAAGAATAATTGATACTTAACACTGAACATATTGCTAGTTGCAGTGTTAGCACCATCGAACCTAAAAATTTTGTTTATCCCAATAACTGCGGGAGGAATCTGAATATAATTACTATTTTCTTCATAAGAAAAAGTAGTAGCACTTCCTACTATATTGGCGGAGGCAGTTGTTGTGACAATACCGATAGGATTGGTAGCTGCTTTACCTCTTCCCCTATCTATATCTTCTTGTGTAATTTTATATTTTAAATATGTTTGAACGACCCCATCATAATGTCTCTCATGAAAATATTGCAAGGCATCATCAACCAGATCCTCTACCTGTTCATCAGCGATATTAATTTCTAAAACAGGAGCGCCTAATTGCCTCTTACAATAAGTAATAAGTTCTGATCGGCTAGATGGTTGTGCCATTTATTATATAATACCTTTTTAGTATTTATAGGGAACTTATGGATGAAACACCCGAACGGACAATAATATTACCATTGACTAAGGTATATATGGTGCTACCAGAACCCACTATAAAGTCATAAACATATCGACCCTCAGTTAAAGACTTAGTTGTTGTGCCCCCAAGAGAGATACGAACTTTTCCAGCAGCAGCACTAGTAAATCCAACAACAAAAGTTGCTGTAGGAAAAGCAGTTGACCCGATAGCAGTACTCTTAGTCATTTGAGATGACCCAGAGTAACCTGTAAAATCAAACGCTGTATTTGAAGTTGTAACTACCTCAAAATCTCCATGAAAATTTGATCCACCAAGAATCGTAAAATTTGCAGCAGGAGATGAATCTGCGTTTTGATCAAATGTTATCTTTTTGGTTGCCATCGACTAGTCCTATTAGTGACATTGTTTCTTGCTGTTTATAATAAAGTTTGCAAAAAGATTTTGCAATATTGCGAAGTTCTTCACGATCATCACAACTATCTATTTCATTTGCTAATTGGTTATAAGCAAAACTTTTAGAAAGATTTTTAAGTTCAATTTGTTCAGGATCCATTTGTTAAACTCCGTAGTAACGACTTAATTTCATTTAGATCATCTTTTATACATGATAACTCATCTTCAAGATCTTTCACTTTTTGAGTTTCATTTCTCTTGATATCTCTACGAGAAATATACTCTTCATATCCATTTTTGTTTGTATTAATAATAGCGTTTGTTATAGGGTCTCTGATTAAATCAGAATGACCCTTTACCTTTAAATCTTCCATATCATGCTAAAGTTATTGTTCTCAATTCTTTTATCCTTGGAGCATATGCTTGATTGGTCGAAGTACCAATTATTTTAATGCGATAGGATTTAAAAGCAGGTAGATCATCAGCAGTAAATTCATATTCTTTAAAAGTCAAATCATTAGATAAGAATCCTTCTGATGCATTTGAAGGAGGAACTATCCTATCAGGATTTCCGTCATTTAATGAGGAGTATCCTGGGAATGCTTCAAAGATTGGTTCAAAGTTTTGATCCTCTCCAATTGCATAGAATACCCTAATATCACTATACTGGTTAATATGAGCAGATAGGAGAACCTTAATACTTGTTGCAGAACTTTCTAAAGTATTTTCGTTAGAAATATACTGGAAAGCATTTGGATCTTCATCTACTGTATTCACTCTATTATCTTCAACATAATTTGTGATCGGTTTATCAACTCTATTTGATATCAAGATTGCACTAACTCTTTGTGCATCAATAATAGGAGTTAAACGGGAATCTGCCGAATCCAAGGAAATTGACATATTAAAGGAACGATCACCTGGCAATTGCTGTAAAACAGCACTGTTTGTTTCATTTGTTCTAGATGCAATAATTCTTGGAGAAGAAAGATAATTTGTTTCATTGATAGTTACATCAGTAAATCCTTCATTATTGAATGGAACTGGTAAATTCTGACCGGAACCATCACCAAGATTTGAACCAGAAGTTGTTCTAATTCTTGCGCTAATCGTGGTTCCTGGAACCGTTACATTTTGCACTGAAGGAACAATCGCTTCATATGGCATATTTTGCGTGGCTCTAATTTTAAATCCACCACTAGATTTTGTTTCATTAAAGTAAAGAACAGGCCAGTTAGTCCCAACACTTCTATCATTACCATTTGTAGACATGTCTACTTTTACTGTATATGAATCAAATGATATTGGATTATCAAGAGTAACATCTCCAAATTCATGAACGGTATTAATTCTTCTAAGAGAAACACCTCCAATTTCATATTTGTAAACAGGTGTTCCTACAACATAATTTTTAGCATTTGCTCCTCTAGTAATTCCACCTATCGTACCAGAAGAAGTCTCTGTGTAAGTGATTATTTCATCACCTATTCTCAAATAACCGGCAGTTGTTGTTCCTACGCCAACATTTTCAAACGTATTAAAGTTAGTAGAATCTGCAACGAAAATATTTGATGTAGAATCTGAATTATAAGGAGAAGTGAGTTTGGTAGGTATAACATCACTTTCTACGTTAGAAATTATAACACGATTATTTTCATGATACATTCCATGGTTCTTATGATCAACAGTGAAGTGTATTCCATCATTGTTACCAACTGTTCTAATTGATGTCGGTGTAACATTACCATTATTTCCATTTAATGTTACTAATGCATTGCTGCTGTTTCTAAACTGTAATGTTTTTCCAGCTCCAACTTCAAAATCACCTTGAACATTATCAAGTATAATCTCATTTGTACTAGCAAGTGAAACAACAGAGAATCTTGCATTTCTTCCAGCAGGGTTATTCCCAAGAGTAGTGATTCCAAGAACATCGCCAATTACATAACCAGAACCACCATTAACAATAGTTGCTGCAACAGCGACACCATTTGAAACACTAACATTAGCAGTTAAGTTTTGACCCGTTCCAGTAATGCTAGTAAGAGCAACACCAGTATAAGTTAAAGCAGCTGCACTTGGAGTATAACCAATTCCTGCATTAACAATCGTCATTGCACCAGTTCCCGATCCAGCAGAACCAACAAAGTTGCCAGTAGCATTTGTTTGCTGTTGAGAGAAAGTATTGCCAATTTCTAAAGCATTATTACCATGAACTGTAGTTCCTAAACCAACTCTAATTTTTTTGGAATTAAAGTTAATTGAATCTGGTTGAAGAACTGGAATCTGTCCATTACCTTCTCCAAGAATTGGATTATAAACTTCCAACGAACCACTTTGAACAAAGTCTGCACGACGTATAACAAATTTAAGATCTTCCCATTGACTTGGTTCCCAGGTAGAAGCATTCTGAGATTTAAACAGGGATCCAAGATATGGTTGGTTTGAAATAAATTCATCAGTTAAAATATCAGCTTCACCAACTCTAGAGATAAACACTCTATACTTCGTAGACCAAGATGCAAGAGTGATTGCATATTCTCCACCACCTTCAAGGTATACTGGTGCTTTAAAGTTAAATGTAGTCGCAACTGTACCATCTGCAGAAACATTTATATCTGCAGGATCTTTAATAATCTCCGAGAATGGTAGTATCTTTTGTGTAGGAACACCATTTTGCATGGTGCGGATTTGGAATGTCATTGGGATATTCATATCATCCTTCGTCTGGAAGAATACATCACAACTTGTAATGAATACACCAGTTTCATCCAAAACTTGGAAAGACTGTGCCAATGGATCATACCATTGTATAACTCTATTGGTGGTAGTTACAGAATCAATTACGTTACTAGATGATGACGATCCAATAAATTCTCTTGCAGATCTTGTATCAGATTCTTGTTTAATTTGAATCTCTGCGTTTCTAACAGAAACAATTTGCTCCTGAACTGTTTCAAGAGTTCCTGTTGCAGTATATTTCTGCTCACCAATTGTAGATGCAACATCTTGATTATTGCTTGGATCATCAGTTAAAGTAAAAGTTCTTTCCCCAGTTTCAAACCTTGGATTTCCACCAATATTTGGATTAGGAATATAGAAACTTCCAATCAGAGTTGATCCAAGATCAGACATAAGTCTAACATTTGTAATAACTGCTTGAGCTCCGCTTGTTTGCCCAACCAGAACCATGTCTTTAGCAACATAACCATAATAATCTCCTTGTGCCTGTGCTGCTAATGCAGCAGTATCGACATTCAATACGGTTGATGTTGAAGAATATGTATCTGGTAAAACATTTGCTTGTCCTGGAACTTGAACTTGTCCTGGAGTTCCTAAGAAAGTTTCAACTTCAGTTGAAGCAACTTGAGAAAGATATGGATTATTTCTAAAGATGTTAGTTGGTGCATTAAATGGACCTTCCTTATGATTTGCCGTAGCAACTCTAAATCTAATCTCTGGAGATGCTATTGTTGGATTTCCCAAACCAGTGTTGTTCATTTTTCCAACAACAGTTTCTCCCACCTGGAAAATAGCACCAGCGGACATACTAATTTCAAGTAGTTTTGGAACACAGAACTTACTTACATCTCTGGAATCAAAGAATGGATAGATTTTTGTAAGAGGTCTTACTTTCTTACCAACAAATTGTATATTTCTAGAGCGCATTATACTAATGACTTCTCTATTAACAATTCTATCACCCATAGAACTATTATCAAATCTTTCAGTGATAATAGTTCTTTGTCCGGATCTATTATCTGTACCAACTCTAAAAGTATCTGTTATGGTGTCCTGTAAGGTAGTTGTAGTTGATGATTCAGTCCACTCCCTACGACGAGCGCGGCCGCCTGGACCTTGAATATGACGAGTTCCACCAGAAACGGTTCTTCTACCTCCACCACCAGCTCTGGTTACAGTTCTAGTTCCACCACTTCTCTGTGTACTTGTTGTTCCAGTCCATGTGGTTTGCCATGCATTCCATTGAATAGGGAAGAATCCAGTTTGAGGATCTGGGTTACCAAATTTTCTAGTAGCCTTTGCCATTTCCTCTGCATAGTTACCCTCTGTTTGGATAATTTTTGCTTCAATTCTAGCAGTATCAACCCATGTATCAGACGATGGACTTAATTCAATAGAAGATTGCCAGAAACTAATTAAGAAAGGAGTTATGCTTTCTGTTCTTGTTGCAAAGTTTTGCTTCAACCATTCAACTTCTTCATAATCAAGAGTAATGATATCCGCAGAACGTTTAATATTTTCACCATCGGGTTCTGTAAACCCAAGATCAGTCATTGTCGTAACACCCTCTACAGGTTCGACTGTTAAGTCAATAGAGTTTGTATAGTGTCTTGGACGCAATTCTCTATTTTCAATATCAATAGAATTTTTTATTGCAAGATTAGTTTCTTGTGGTAACAGAGTAGTAAAATCATCAACAAAGAAACCAGACTTAAATCTATTCAATCCTTCAGAGTCTGCAACAAACAAACTTTCAGTATTGACTTCTAATAGAGATAATGTTGTATAATATTCTAAACTTCTAATTCTATCTTCAAGTTTTTTGATATCGGACATACGATATCTCTTATGATCTAAGAAAGATACAATAGCATCACTAGGATCAAGTAAATAAGGTTCTAAAGATACAGTTGCAATTTCTAATGCATCATCAAGTGGAACTGGTTTTTCTTTATTCTCTGATGGAGAACCTTGTTGAACTTGAAGTCTTCCATTTTTTGTGATATAGATTCTATCAAATCTTCCTAGATAGAATGAAAAATCGAGATTGATTGATTCATCAGATGCTAGTGTATTTGCTGCTGAATTACCAGTACCGTCATAAGATCTTCCCAAAAATTCTAATGGAGATCTAGAACCTTCGCTGGTAGTATAATCAGAAACCCTTGGTCTTATGTCAATCAAATCAGTATTTCTTTCACCATTAACAGTCTGAACATCAAGATCATAATCAAATGATTCATAAGAATTTTTAGTGGTAATATCTCCATCATCAGTATCTTCATAATAAGCACATGCAAAATATACCTTCAGTTGTCTGCTTGGTTGTCTTGCATCAGATTTTCTCTTGAGGAAACCATATCCATAAGTAGATGAATTTTGTCCGTTATTGAATTTAAAATGACTTGCAATCGCTTTGCTTGGAGTATTTAAAGTAGATAGAGTTGCAGTAACATTAGATTCAGAGAAAGTTATAGTCTCTCCTTCAATAAAGTTTATATCAGTCCTAGGAACATAGGTAATTTGGGTATCAGTTAATCTTTCAGTATATACTGCTTTTGCTCCAGAAGCTTCGCCTACCAAGTATTCACCAACAATTAAATCTGAAGTTTTGCCACTAAACCCACTTAAAGCAGATAAAGTTGCTTGGGGAGCCGATGGTGCTGAAGTATCTACAGATTCGTAAATTCCCAAAATTCTGATAATATCAGGTTTGTTTAATGAAATTGTTTCATCTTCAACTCTAGTGCCGAATGGGAAATTGCCCGACGAGAGACCATTATTTAAAGTGGTAGTTCCTGTCCCTGCACCAGAATTTCTGGACTTATCAACAATTAAGGTGCTTACTCTATTCTTTCTCTTAATTTTTTCCTTAAGACTTGATTTTCTCAAGGTTGCAAAGAGAGTACATCCAGTACTATTAGTACCCAAATTATTAATTTGAAGTTCTTTTCCACCATTAGTAAATTGGAATCTATCGGAAGTTAGTTCTTCTGTAGTACCATCTTCTCTAATAAGAGCATATCTCTCTTCATCAAATGGTAAGAAAGTTTCATTTGCTCCAGCAGAAACTGTAGAAGAAAGTTTATTGGTAGCAATATTAACAGTAAATGTTTTTCTAATTACAAGATTGGAAGAAGTTAAATCGACATCACTTATAAACTGTTTTGGCATCCTTGTATATAAGGATTCCGCATCAAGATCTTCAGTAGCTGCTGATAATTTAGTTCCAATAATCTTGAGATCATTAAGCGTTGTTGCAGATTCGGGTAAATTGCCATCCAGAACACCAGCAACTGTATTAATTCCTACAACAGTAACATCACCACTGTTGATGCTTGTAACTCTTGCCCCAATTGGAGTAATAGGAGAAGATACAGTATCGGTAAACTGCAGTAAACTGCCAACCTTAACCTTGGTTAGTAAATTAGAACTAGCAGGTGCGGTAATTTTAGCAGAACCAGCACCTACCGTTGCTGTAATTGAAGAAATACCGATATTGACTAAAGTATCCAGTACAGTGTCTGCAGTAAAAGTTTTTGCTGCGCCAATATTTCCTAAACTTGGTCCACCATATACAGATTTAACATCAGATATTCCAGTTGCTGTTACTGCAACAGCAACTCTAGAATTTTCTATGCCATCAAAAATAAGTGGTTCATTAAGTGCAAACTGACCTTTCTTTTCATATACCGTTAATGCTGCTCCAGCAGAAACATTTTCTCTTAAAAATCCAGTTGCTCCGCTATATTTTCCTTTAACATGAACTGGAACTGTTAATGTTATTGGTTCATTAAGTGTAATATGAGAAAATGTTTGAATATCAAATAATTGAAGATCCCACTGATTAGTAAGAGCGTTAGTTGCGCTGTATGATCCACTTTCTAAAGCAAAATCATATACTCTTGCTAAACCAATTTCTTTTCCAACTAAAGTTTCTGCACTAGAACCAACTCTTCTATCCCTTAAACTTAAAACATAAGTATTACCAATTCCAGTTGTTGGAGCACCAAAAACATTATTGGTTTTGAATGTTGACCCAGTATTAAAAATAATCTCTTGATTTTCTAACCTTTTCTTCGTTCTTGTTTTTGGTACGTCAAGATATGTAGTATTAATTGTTTCAACTTCATAACCTTTTACAAATGCCTTACCAGGAGAAATTTCATATAAAGCAAGGTCTTCAGATGCCAATCCACCAGATTGAGTAAATCTTCCCTCTTCATATACTCCATTATTTCCAATACCATCATCTAAAGAATCCCTAACAGACACATTAAACGGCATGATGGTGTAATCACCAGACTCCGCATATGTTCTACGTGCCAATTCATCAGCAATTATACTATATTGAGTATTTTTTGTTTGAGATTCAAGAGAACCCTCTCGAATGGTAGCTAATTCAACAAAATCAGAGTCATTATAGTCATCTAATGATTTAACTGTCAAAGAACAACTAATTTTTAAACGATCTGCTCCTGGAGATGCAAAATTATTAAATCCTTTTGAATTATCTGTAAGATTTTCATCTATATCTGAGTTTACAATCTCTTCTAAAACTTTAAGTCCAACTCTACCACTTGGATTATTTTCATATTGTGATAAAATTAACGTTTCATCGGCAACATTTACAAAATTGCCTCTTATAAAATACACACCATTTGATATAGAAAATGCTGCACCAATCGAAGTGGCATCTGAAGGGATAGTAGAAGCAAAAGGTTCCCCAATTGGAATGAATGGGTTATCTAATGGACCAGAAATAATATCAACATCAGTAGCTAAAAGTTCTCCATCTAAAAAAGTCTTCAGTTCAGAATCTTGAACTCCAGAAGACAAATATGAAATATAAAGAGTTAAATTACCCCTATCAGAATTTTCTGATTTTACTACATTTTTTATAAAAGCTGTTACACCGGAAGTTAAACCAATTAATTTTCTATCTAACAGTTGCTCAATATAAAAATCAACTGGCACTCCCAAATGAGTGTTATTTAACTCAACAGCATGATAATCCCTGGAATATGCAGTATTTCCTGGGATAACCTTGGCACCCTCTTTAAAAAAGTGCTGTCCAAACCTTTCAATTTGATTTTGAAGAATAGATTGTAAACCAGTTAGTTCTCTTGCTTGAACTGGATATCCTGGTTTGAAAAGGACTCTATGGTAATTGTCATTAGGGTCAAAATCATCAAAATATGGAGAAACATTGAGATTGGTTTGTTGAGCCATGGTTGATTAGAATTGCAATATGATTTTGATATCTTCCTTCTGATTTGAAGATCTTGTTATAGCAGGTCTATTATCAGTGTAAATTATATTGCCAGAAAATTGCTGAACCTCTGGAGCAGAGACACCACTAGCAAAAGTTTGACCTAGATAATATGTCCTATTATTTATGACCGTTGACAGACCTGTGAAGTTTGTTTCAATATTTAAATTGATACTTCCGCCACTAAGTGTTAGATCACCACCGGTTCCTGGAGAACCAGTAAACCTATTTAAATTGAAACCAAATGTAGGATTGGTTACTGCAACTCCAACTGTAGTGAATCCCGCAAAAGTTCTTTCTTGCCATAGTTTTAAAACACCAGTAACCTGATCATAACTAACAACTTTACCCATAGCAGTAACACCAGTTCCAATTGTTTGTTGAACAATTGAATCTTCTGTAAACGTTGCAGAACTATAACCAACGCCAGTCAATCTAACAGCATAAACTCCACTTGCTTTATCCAATGACAATACTTGATCGCTGCCATATGCTAGTGGATTTTCAATTATTCCAATTCTAGCAATTTCATTTCCAGTAATAAAATCTGGATTTTGTGAATCATTTTCAATCCTAGAATATAGGAGAACATTTGATGCACCAAGTTCTCTGAGAATATCTGCACCATGACCACCTCTAGGTGGAATTATAACGTCTAAAACAGGATATTCGTTAGGTGAAGGAACACCACCTGCTATTAAATCTACATTACCAAAAGTATATCCAGATCCTTGATTTGAAACTACAACACTACCAATTTTTGCATCATTATTAATTGTTATTGTACATTCTGCACCAGCACCATCACCTTTAATTGGAACTTTTGTATAAGTTCTATTTGCAGTTCCTATTCCAACTCCACGATTTTTAATAATTACAGTTTTAAGTCCACCATCAACAGCATTTTCTCTAACTGAAGTATTATCTGTACTAGTATCCCAGTCTGATGGAACTGGCATATAATCTGTACTATCAAATCTAACGATATCAGATGGTTTAATAGTAAACAAATATTTCCAAATATACCCATCACCACTGGTTCCTGCTGCTCTTGGTTCTAGATCAGTAAACTTTGGTTCATCTAATGATGGGTTTCCATTTATATTTTCCGGATCTGTTCCATTCTGAAGACAAATATAAACTCTATAGTCACTATTTAAAACATAATAATTTGCAGAATATAGAGAAGTGCCATTAGAATTGCGAGGAGTATTATCTATACTATAGTCATGTCTGTAATAATCATATGTTTTTCCTGACGCCCAAACATTTTTTCTTACCACTTGATTAGCATCATCAGATGTAATCTTTTTTAGTGCTATAATAGTATCCCATGTGGAATTTTCATTAGCAAAATTATCAGTAGGTGCCGGAGGATCGTTATTCCAATCAGCATCAATCGATGTTGGGTTTGGAAGTCCAACAAAACTGTAGTAGGATTTCGTAGTCGTATTAAATCCGGCTACGAAATTCTTCGCATTCAATATTCTGATCTGATCAGTTATAATGGCAGACATTTTCCGTAATTTTTTAGTTATTTATTAGGTCACAAAACCTATTGACTTCATTGCAGTGGATCTCATTATATATGGACCTGTTTTAATTCCAACTACACCATTAGAAGTAATAGCATTATAAGATTTGAAACCAGTTCTTTCACTAAAGATCATTTTACCCCAACTATATTTTCCATAGAAGCTACTACCAGCTAAACCAGCAGCGGTAAATCCATTGTAATCTTCAATACTAACAGTCACTCTAGCAACACTTGTTGTTCCAACTCCAATTGAAGATGTACTAGCAATAGAAACATCAGCAACTCTATAGATGTTATCGAGGAACGAATTACCAACGCCAATTATGTTGCCACTTTCATCAAGAGCAGTAACACCACTACCAACATTAGAATCATAAACAATGAAATAGTCTCCAGTTGCAATACCACTAATTCCAGTGTCGGCAGTGATTGAACTGTTAGCTCTTAGTGGTGACGTTGCTTCAATTGCCAAGTCAAATGTAATTGCAGTAGATGCAATACCAACTGATGTTGTACCAAGTCCGGTAACAACTCCAAAGTCTCCACTGTAACTAAGTATGGTATTATTTTCTGTTACCATGGACGCTGGTGGTCCTATGAGTACAACTGGTGGATTAATAGTAGTGTATCCTGTTCCTGGAGCAGAAATAGTTACACTAGTAACAACACCTGCAGTAATAGATGATGTTGCTGTTCCTCTCTGGGTGCTTCCCAATCCAACGGGATTTTCTATAGTTACATCTGGAGCTACAGAATAACCTACGCCTCCTGCAGATAATATTATAGAAGAAATTGTTCCAGCGATAGAAACAAGAGCAGTTCCAGCAGCACCAACTTTTTCCTTATTATCAAATACAGTAACTTTATTTTGGAATGCTACTGAAAGTTGAGATTCATTGGCAGGATTGAACATAGGTCTTACATTGTCAACATATACCTCAGTTGAACCAACACCAACAGATTTAATAATATATGCTGTTGGGAAAATATTTGGTTCATACAATGAGCGAGACTTATCAATCACTTTACCATTAATTAACAGATCATCTCTCTGCCTACACCAGTTTACAGGTCTTTCTGCATTCTCATCTTTGGATAATCCTGGTCCAGGATATACATTTGTATTAACTGAACTTGCAGAAATAATCGTAGAAACGGTTCTCTTGTCTTGATTTTGCTGTGGATTTCCACTGGAGAATCTCAAAGTATCGCCAACTTTAACAGTTTCTACAACATCAACTTCTCTAACATCAATTTCCCCAGTTCCTTTGTAGAGGAAGAATTTTACAGAATCGCCACTTTTTGGTGCTTCAAGGAATCTGATATTGCTACCACCTGTAAATATATAAGATTTTCCAGGAATTTGTGGGATGTCATTAATAAAAATAAGAAGGTTATCTTGAATATTAATATTTGATCCTTTAGCAGCAACAATAGATAAGAACTCTCCACCCCTTTTGATTGGGAATTTAGTTCTAGATCCATCAAAGAGTTCGGAGAAATTATCTAAAGCTTCAATCTCTCCAACAGACCATGCATTGAAAGAATCACCATCAACTCTATCAATTGTTACCTGGAATTCCCTCAACGTTTTAGTTGGATCTGTAGGAATTCCTACTGTTCCGCCAATACCAATAGTTAGTGTTTGACCGACCGCATATCCAAATCCAGTATTTGCTATATTAAATTCAATTACACTTGATCCTTGTCCTACTAATACATCAATTTCTGCAGACGAACCTTCGCCGGTTGAACCATTAGTATAAGTTAATGGTATATTTTCATATGCTACTGGAGCATCAATAATTACATCAAGTTTTTGATCTACTTTACCACCTCTTGCATATTCATGAGTTCTGGTAGAAATTCCAGTATTGACCTCAAAAGAAGTTGAATCTAGAACTCTAATAATCGTTGTTCCCTCATATGCAGAATCTTGCTTACTTGCAGAATTGTTATTGGGTCTTGGAGCAATAATCGCTGCTTGTACCTTACCACCAGAGACATATTGAGTTGGAACAGTCGAAATTCCTACATTAGTGGTAAATACTGTCGAAGTCCCCACATTAGTAACTGGGCTACCTGCATAATAGGAATCACCACGTCTAGGATATCTGTGTTCCGTTGTATTGCCGTTTTTGGTGCAAGTAAACGTAAGTGACTCATTCTTGAGTTTAATATTTCTATTTGGAAGTAGCGTATGAGCGCCTATAGTAAGAACTAGATTTCCTGTTGCTGGATCATATGTAGCAGCACTAACATCATAGGATACTGCAGTAGATGTACCAACATTGATAGTGATGGTATTAGCATCTGCTGCTGTAATAGCAGTATTAATTCCTGCAATAGGATCTGTTGGTCTTGGATATGGATGATCGCTACCTTGCTGATCCATATCACATCTAAAGACTATTGAACTAGTCGCGATTCCAACAACTACGTTTGTATCTAATCCATGATTTGGAATTGTTAATACAACATTACCATTTGTTGGATTATATGTAGCATTTGTTGGTGTAAATTGAGTTCCAACACCAGTGGTTACTGAATTTTCTAACGCATATTGGAATGTATGTGTATAATTACCACCTTGAATTACAGCACCAGTACTAACTCCTACAAATGTATGAGCATATTGATCTCTAGGTCCAGATTTACCAACATCTAAAGTAATTGATGTTGCAGTTGTAGAAGCAACTGAAATTGCGGTATCAAAGAATACATCTCTGTTTCTAGGATAAATGTGAGGAACTGTAGCTCCTAATCCACAAGTGAATGCTAATCCAGTCAGAATAACATCACTTTGCTTACCAGGCGCAGCAGAAAGACCATGAGCACTGGTTGTTGTGACTGTCATGATACCGCTAGCATTATCATATGAAGCAGTTAATACCCCAACAGATGGAGCATAATCACAAGTAAATGCTAAACCAGAAAGAACAATATTATCACCAATAGACAGATTATGTGGGAATGATGTTGTAACTGTAGTAAGTCCTGTTATGGAACTATAACCCACATTGATAATATTTGCTGGTTTGTAGAAAATTTTATTATTAGTAACAGCAATTCCGATAATATTGCCGCCAGAAATTTCGGCAGTTCCAATTCCTGTTATATCAACTCCTGTTAAACTCTGTCTCTTAACAGAAACATTTACAGTTGTTTGAATACCAGTCCTATAACCAGATCCACTATTACCTATAGAAACACTTGTAACTATTCCAGTATTGGCAATAATTGCTGTTCCGCCAGCAGAAACAAGAGGTTGATATCCAAATCCTGTTGTCGAAGCAACAGAAACAATTACACCACCAACAGGGATGTTCGCGTTATTGACATCATAAGTTACAGAACTTGCGGTTCCTGTAAAACTAATTGAACTAGCACTACCTGTTTGAGATACCGTATAATTGTATTGCTCACCCACTCCCTGCAAAATACCATTAACAAAAATAAGGGTTGATGAAGTAATTCCAGAAATATTCTGTTTTTCTGAAGTTAATGTAAATTCTCTAGTAAATCCATTAAATGATCCTGAAATATCATCATAAATGTAATTCTTGGTGTAAGTTTCAACATTAGATCCAGGAGGTCCACTTCTCATAAAAGACCTTCCGAAGAAAGTAGAAGAAGTTGTTATACCAGTCCAATCTCTGAATGATGGCGGATCAGTTAAAGACCCTATAGGTCTATTTCCATATGGAGCTTCCGCAAAATTAATTGTATTGTCAATAATGTTATAATTGCCTGCTACTTTGGTAACTACTGTTCCTTGAGGATGAGCTCCTAACCCTGTTCCAAACCAGTTACGACGAACTTTAATTGCATTTGTTGTACCTATTCCAATTGATACAATTTTTACAATTTCGTCATCATCTTCAGTACCAATTTTTACATAATCTCCAGCAAAGAATGATGTAATTCCGGTGAAGAAGATAATATCTTTAGAAGGAAGAACCGCAGTAGATAATCCAGTAGTTACAGATGTTGCAACAATAGGAGCTTGTATCATATTGTCGATACCAACTATAACCTTGGAATTTGCATCTTTAGCAGTAAAGGAGTGCCCAGCAGCTTGTCCAACTCCAGTAAATCCAACAGAAACTGGATTCCTCTTAAGAGCATTTTCTGCACTAGTAGCGAGTTTAATTTTATCTTCAGCAACCTTAATACAGAAGACGCTTCTTGGTAACGTATTTGTTACGCCAACACCAGGGAAACCATTAGTTGATGCAATTGAAATGAAGTTTGTCTTAATTCCAGTTTGAGTATCGTATACTAATTCTTGACCAGTAACAAAATAGTGATTAGGTAAGAATATGCTATTATCAGTTAAATTAACAACAGCAGAATCTGATCCATTAAATTCTTTAGTGAAAATTGTATTATTGTTATGAGTAAGCGGGAAAGATCTTCTGATAGTAAGTTCAGTTCCTGTATAGGTATCAAAGTTAGATTTTAAGGAAGCACTAACCAAATCTTTATCAAATTGTGCAGAATCGAAAGCCTCTGGAGTTAATTTAGTGATAAAAGTTTTAACATGAGCATTGATACTAGGATTTGGAGTAAACCTAATTTCAGTTACACTTCCACTTCTAACTGCACCTAGAGTTCCCAATCCAACAGGAGAAGAAATATCTGTTGTATCAATAGTTGCAAATTCAGTTAAGGATACAGTTGAATCATCATCAATGACAGTAAATTCTGACATTTGATGAATATTATTCGTTTTGTCAGTAACAACGACTATTCCATACGCAGCATCAACACCAATATCCGATGGATTGGCATATTTACCCACTATAGTTGCGGTTGGACTTCCAGATGATGCTATATCAACACCATTTGCTGATAGTCTCCCATACGCATAATCATCACTACCAACCCCAACATATGATTCCGATGAGAATCCAACAGAAAGAACATTGACATGGGTGGTTGATGGACCTGCAATTGGAGTGTAGTCTACGATTATATCATTTCCAGACAGATTTACCCCAAATGTTCCTAATCCAGTAGAACCACTTATCGAATCAAGAGTGTGGTTTGTTAGTTGATTATATTCAAGAAGTTCGACAGATGATCCATCATGAATGATACTAAGTTCTTCAAATTCTGTTTTATCATTTGAATTTTCGACACTAACAAGTAATTTTGCAGCCCTAGTTCCTGATGTTGTTGTTCCAATACCAGCAAGAGTAATTAAATTCGTCTTGGTGGTGCCAGAAACAATAATATTTGAACTTCCTACACTAACAATAGATCCTGGGAAACCAGATGCTGTAGAGATTCCAATATTATCTGTGCCGAGACCAGCAACTGCGGTGTTTAATCCCAATCTATTCAAATTAAAACTGAAGATTGATAAAGCATAACTATTAAGTTTAAACTTCGTTGGGAAGAACTGTAGTACACCTTCACTACCTTCAATTGCATAGTCATAACTTCCCAAATCTCCTACAGTAAAGAGATCACCATACTGACTGATCATTACTTGTCCATTAGAAGGACTGTTTACTACAGTAACTAAAGAAATTTGTCTTTCTTGAGTGAATACTGTGTCTTTTGCGAGACACACAAATTTTTGTGCAATACCTTTTGATAATGGTTGTCTAGATACAACTTCATATGGAGTTGTTCTCTTATTACTATTAAATAAACCACTTATATCATCAATAACCAAAACTCTATTACTAACAGATTCCGAATAATCGGTAATAAGTCTTGTTTTAAAAGTTATTTCGTCAGAAAAATCACCAACATCCTGTTTTAAGAAATTCTCAGTTGCAAAGTCAAAATTATTAACACATTCCAAATCACCAACACTTATCATATCAATCTCAATAGTTGTAGCATCTATTGGATCAATTATTAAAGATTCTTTATCTTTATTTGATAGATTAGATTCAACTTGAAGATCTCCAAATTTTTTAAATCCTGCACTATGAAGTAAAGAACTTACAACATCATCCCATTTCGCAAATGGAACTTTTGATTTAATAGAATATGAGAAGTTTTGATAATAATCATTATCTGCTATTTTTTGATCAAATTTATTTAAGAATCCAATACCAGATTTCCAACCATTGTCTACTGTAGAATAATAATTTAAGTTATATTCCGCATCAAAATCATAATTCATGGTAATTGTTGCTTTAGAACCAGTTGAAGGTTCTTCAATTATTTCTCCGACTACAAAATTATCTTTACTTTCAACCGTAAGTAGTTGATTTACTTCATCCCAGTTGGAAACAATACCTTCTGCTTCTCCAGCAACAACAGTATTTCCTTTCTGGAAATTATTTGATTCTAATTTATATTCAAATGTTGGGAAATATTTTTGTGGAGTTAATGTTATAGTGGAATTTGTAGTATCAAGAGTCCCCATCGTGTCATTTTCAGTTAGTTTATCAAATCTGTAAGTGACGACACCTACATTTCCACCAAGACTCTCATGAACACCTATTACTTCAAATAATGCATAATCATAATTTTCTGAATTAAATCCTTTTGCTGTTGTTCCTACACCAACACTAGCATGTTCTACTAGTACATTATCTCCCACTACAATTGGGAAGTTTTCACTATATTCTTCCTTCATTGTTGCTGTTACTGTTTGATCAGCAGCGTTATATACTAAATTAGAAACCCTAATTCCATTCGGATTGTTAGCAGGTAAAATAATTGGATTAGTATTGCTTAAAGTTTGAGAATTAGATAGAATACTAACCTTTGTATCACCTATGTTATATCGTATGTCAAGATCTTTGATTCTTTTCCCTGTAGTTCCATCAATAACAACCAAAGCAGGAGGTACAGTGTATCCCTGACCGAATGAGGTAATACCAATACTCTCAAACCTAAAGAAAGTAGTCAACTCTAATATTTGAGGAAGTTGTGCCTCTGGTGCCAAAGTTGGATCAGATGGATAATTGAATCCAATATTTTTCAAATCAGTTCTAACAACTTTTCCTATCTTTGTACTAGATGGTTTTAAAATTGCGCCACTTCCTAAAGAAGTTGTTATTGTTCCAATTCCTGGAAGTTTGGAATACCCTTTCCTTCTATCATTAATATCAATTTCACCAATAGATCCATATGCAGATAATGCATTTGTAGAATATGATAAAGAAGATGATGTTGAACTAGCGTAAGAAACTGCTTCTGGGAATTTATTCAAATTATAGAAGAAAGTATTTGTAGTTACTCCACTAAGTGTATGCTTTCCACTATACAAACTTTCCAATACGGATATCTCATTATGATTCTTAACATCTTCACTTATAACTGCTTCTAAGTTAACTGTTGGATTTCCTTCAATTTTTAAAGGTTCTAATCTATAATAAAGAAGTTTGGGAGTATTTTCAGTTATATCTAAATCTACTCTTGCACCAGAAGTTCCCACAGTGCCAAATTGACGTACAGAAAAATCAGTAGTTTTGCCTTCAGTGATATATGGATGAATATAACTAGAATCTGTATAGAATTTAAGATCAAATGCAGGTAAAGTAGTTGTATTCTGAACGTAAGATAAAGAAGAGTCGCTCAAGTCAAATCTAACACTAGTATCTTTATAGAATTTGAGTGGAGGATTTACTGGTAAAAGAGTTCCTGAAGAATCATTTGAAATATCTACAAATTTTGGAATTGGTTGTTTTGTTTCATATATCGTGTCACATAGTTTTACGTTATTATTGCTGATAACATACACATAATACTCTTTATTATCAATTAAACCTGTAGCAGGAGTTGTTGCAGTATGAATAACTTTTTGTCCAGTAACTAATCCATGATCCGTTATATTGAGAGCAGAATCTGAACTAATGCCAGCAAGAGTGAATGACAACTCACCAACAGACATCTTTCTGTTATTGGTGTTATACTTAACAACTTGTGTGGCACTTAGTATTGGATCTACTTCAACAAAAACCGTATCATTTCTAGAAAGTCCATGTGTTCCGGCAATAGAAACAGTAACTTCATTCTTATCAATCTGCCCCTTTACAACACCATCATGATAGGTTTGCAAACTGTGATGCACACCAGTTCCAACCCCAACAAAGTATAATAGACCACAATGGGAAGTTGTATCAGCAATACCGACAAACGTTCCTGTGCTGCCTAATCCAACCCTTACAGAGGACAATCCAATAAAGTCTGCACCAAGATTAGCAACAAATACTTTAGTCCCATCAGTTATAATACCAACCAAAGCAGTAGCTTCTGTTTGAACTCCGATAGGAGAACCCCCATTGAGTTGATAAGAAACTTCATCTCCAGTGATTAATCCATGATTTGGTAGATATAAGTGCTGTGCCAAGATAAACTTAGAAGTAGCACCAGAACCAGGATTTGAGAAGGTTACTGTTGATCCAGCGCCAGTTGCAGTCGATGAACTAATTCCTAAAGATTCTACTGGATTAAAATAATATTCTCTATTTCTTCTACCACTGTAAGTTGTTTTATATCCTACATTTACAGTAAATCTTCGTGGATCTTCTTTTATAGGTGTGGTTATTGTATGAGATACTCCAACTACTCCATTTTGAGATCTTAAAACTCTTAGTCTGGAAGATGCTTTGTCAATATTTAAAACTTTAACAGTTTCGGTTCCAATTGTTAAAATGTCATTTTCTTGTATCTGAGGATATTCAAAATTTCTTGTAGAAACATTAATATAGGTAACAATCCCTGTAGCAACTGCTGTGCCAATGAACTGAGATACCTTCAATGTATTTGTATTGATGCCAACCTGATAGGTTCCTGCAAGTAAAGCAGAAGTTGTTGAAATACCAGATATATTTACAATATCGCTATTTTTAAGATTGTGAGTAGCACTCACAATACCTATAAATGAATCATTTCCTATTGGATAGAATTCGATATTAGATATACTAGTTCTAGCAGCGCTTACATTAGTTACTTCTTTGCCTTTAACTTTAGATACTCTAGATGCAGCAAAAAAGTCTGTAGAATCATCTTTTGCAAAAACAATACGATCATTAACTTGATAGTTAGATCCTCCAGTTATAATGCCAACAGAATCAATATAACCCTTTTCCGTTGTTTTAATAATTGAATCTGAATTTACAAACTCAAATGGTTTTTGCAAATAATCATATCCACTATTATTTTTATTCATAGCATATGGAAAAGTATTTCTTCTCCAATTATGCTTAGTTACATCATAATTATCTTCAGTTGAATTAATATCAAAATTAAATGAATTTGGTTTAGAATTAAAAGACTCACCAATCAAATATGGGAATATTGGTTTCTTAAATCCTTTAAATATGCCATCAGCGGATGCTGTAGAATCTATAGTTGCAAAGTATGCATAAGTTCCATTTGGAAAATCTGGGGTTACACAGAATCTTCCATTATTTCTATCTAAAACTGAATCACTTGTTGATTCAACCCATGTAAAGTCTTCAAGGAAAAATTCTTGTGGGAAAACAATTAATGATGGTCTATTATCTTTTAAATCTACAACATAACCAGACTTCATCTGAGTTATGTTTCCTCCCGTAGCATTTTCATACGCATACGGACCATAAATTGGATGACCATCATACGCCCAACCAAGTATTCCAGAGTGGTCGCTATTTGTTATTTCCTCATTATTAACAAATTGAATATCTTTTTTGCCATAAAGCATGGATCCATCACTATCAAGAGAAAAAATAATTTTTCTTAAAGATCTGGGTGCATATGCATAAGACAGTTGTAATTGATCATATCCATTATTAGATTCTGATATAAAAACATCATCAGCAACTATGTTATTGTGATTTCTTTTGACATTGTTAATAGTCCAAGTTTGGATATTGGTAATAAACTGGGCATCCTTTCCTGCTGGTATAATCTCAACTGTTGTGGTAGAAGATCCATAACCAACACCAGCACTAATAACTTCTGCACCAGTGATAGATCCATTAGAGAGTCTTGGGGTTAATTTTGCTCCACTACCAATTCCAATAACTCTCAACTCTGGAGGTGAATTATATTCCTGACCAGATCTATTAACAACTACATCTGATATTTGTCCGTTAGGAGAAATGATTGTCTCCAACTGTGCTCCAGTTCCAGACCGTAATGTTACTTCAGGTTCTCTATTGAAATTAATAACATCAGATACTCCATATCCAACTCCAGTATTTGTTAGATAGATTGATGTTGCTTGACCTCTAACTATTGGTTGAACTTCTGCTTTATAATCCCGATTACCAGTAGATGCAATACCAACTTTACCAACAACTTCAACTAAAATAGGTGGATAATTAAAACTATGAGTTCCTACTCCAATATTTGAAAGTTCTTGATATTGATTTGTTGTATGATAAAAATCCTTCGCGGTTGATCCTATACCTATTGCACTTAATCTAAATGAATCAGTATCAAGAGATGTTACATAGTAATCCGTCTCTGCAGATAATCCTCCAATTGAAGTTCCTTGAACTGAATATTTAATAATCTCCCCACTCTTATATCCATGACTAGGAATGTTAATCAAATTAAGTGCGGTGTTAATTCCAGCAGGAGCGCACGTTCTCTGCTTATTCTCATATCCTACACCAGGGTCAATAATACTTATTGACCCAATTACTAATTTACTATTTAAAGAACTAAGTTGATGAGTTCCTGTTCCCTCACTTGTAAGAGAAATGGTCCCAACCCCAGTAACAGCATCACTTAAATTAGTGTGTAATTGTACAACATAGGGGGATTTTACCGAAACATAGTAAGTAGCATCTGTATTTAAACCACTAACTGCTTTTTCTCCAAAAGTTTTATAAACTACCCTTTCGCCGTTTTTAAATCTATGATGAGTTGTAAATCCAATTGTAGAGACTGTTGTACCAATACCAATTTCACCAATTCCAGTTGCAGTCGTAGAAATTCCTGCAGCATTAAATGATAACTCATTGGGAGATGAAACCATGTTTGCTTCAGCTCTAGCACCTACTCCATTACCGCCAGTAATTTTTATAACTGGAGTTTCTATATAATCAAATCCTGGATCTAAAATCCTAATTTCTTTAAAACCACCAGTTACACCACAAATTCCAGTCGCAGCTGTTCCAACACTATCTTCTATATGAACAGTTGGAGGATTAATAACATCATAATCAAAACCCCCGGAAGTTACTTCAATAGAATTTAATTTTCCATGATATACAATATCTTTTGATTTATAATTTAATATTTCAACGCCATTAAGGAAAATTCCCGAATATCTTTGATCATTTCTACTAACTGAAGAATCACCTACAGGTTGAGATATTTCTCTATATAATTTTTGAGGTTCAACTTCTTTTCCTTTAAATTCTTCTTTCTCTATAGTGTTGCCAGTGATTACTGTAGAATCTGCTCCTCCTGGAGGGGTTACTGATTCAAACTTTCCTGCATACAAGTTTGCTGCACTTTTAGCAAGTTTAATATGATTTTCATCAACTCTTTTTACAACATATCTTCCTTCTGGAAAAAGAAAACTTTTAATTACCTCACTTAAAATTACACTACCATTAGGTTGATCAATTTGTGCTACGTATTTTTCTGGTGTATAATAAATTACATCACCAGTAAAGAAATTATGATCAAGACCTAAAGAAACTAAAATATTTTCGTCACCTAAAGAATAAGTTCCATTAATAAAGAATTTTTGTTTTTTTGGATTTACTTTGGTGTCATTGTATGAAGGTAAAGAGTTGGAAGAAACTAAAACTTTACCATTATCAACATATACATTATTAACGTTTGCATTAAAAGTAGATATGTTAGAATATAAATCAGATCTGAATTTTGTTATTCTTTTTGATACTTTTGTAATATCTGATATATTAGATAAACCACTTCCTCTTATCAAAAGTCTTTTAGGACCAAAAATATCAGTAACGATTAAATCAGATGATGTTTTCTCATTATTTGAGTTGGTTAATTCTACACTATCTCCAATTCTAAAAATATGATCGTCTTTGGTTGTTAATTTGTAAATATCATTGCCGCCATCCTCTAAAACCAAGGATTCTACATCATAGTATTGTGCAGTATTAAAAACCCAATTATTAGACCTAGTATCTGATTGAATTTTGCCTAAAGATTTAATTTTAATTTTGGTATCTTCTAATTGATAATATGCATCAGTTGGTTTTTGAAGATCTTGTAAGACGGATCTAATTTTTACCTTAATGCCATCATTTACTCCAGTTTCTGGATCATATCCATATGCATATATGTTTTGATCAATAATAGTTTTATCTAAAATTTCTTTTGCTATATTGTCATCATCAATACCTATAAATTGAGTATTGAGAACGTCAGTATAAGTTACAATGCCAGTGGTTCCATCATTATAGGTAATTGTAAGAGATCCGGATTTTTCAAATCCTAGTGTAGAGTCTACATCAATGTAAGTTTGACCTACACCAACCTTATTAATAGCAATTGTTTTGCCATGAGTACTAAAAGTTCCGTATAAGAGCTCTTGAGAACCATCATATTTGTTAAATGACGAATCAATACTTACTTTATAATAAGCATCGGTTAAAATGCCTACAGAGATCCTCTCAACATGTGATATTGGGGCATATGCTCTTTGAATAGACCCTGTTGGATCTTGAAATAATGTGGTGTTAATTAAATTTTCTGGATCTCCTTCAACCGGTTCAACAATTAAATCTCTAGTAAGTTGAAACTCTGCATCTGAAGGACTAATAAGATAATCTTGGGGTCTTATCAGTTCTACATCGTCATTATATAAAGCTTTGAATAAAATTTTAAATGATGACTCTGTTCCTCTTGTTGAATATAAATCTCTCGATTGTCTAATAAAGGATGCTTCATTTAAACCTGGAGTCATCATCTTTGACTGAAGACCAGGTAAAAATTGCCCCTTTATCTTTGTTAAAAATTCTTGTAAAAATAAAACACTAAGATTCTTTACAGTATCCTGGAATGCATGGCTATCCGCAGAAGTTTCTTCAAATATACAGTCTTCGGAATTATTTCCTGGTTGATATGATGTTACTCCAACAAAACCTCTATTGCAGAAGAGAAATCTATTACCAACTTTTAGTTGATATACAATAATTTCATCATTTATTTGTATAATACCAAATGTATCTGGAAATCCATCAGCATTATATACGTCAATAAAATCTTGACCGACATCAACAGGAGATGCTAACATTGTTTCACTAACAGTGTTAGTATTTTCGTTTAACTTTATATACGAATCAATATTACTAATTAAATCAAGTGGCCCACCTTGATACTCCAACCCACCATAATACTGGGAGAAAAATTCCTGAATTAAAGGAAATTCGTCATTTATATAAGATGCTAACTGACTCTCCAGCAGATGATAAATTTTTACAGTATTTTTCGGCATTTGATTCTCTTACACAAATTTATGATTAATATGGATTGTTGTTAACATCATAGTAACTTGATGAACTCTTATATGTTGAACCTGATGGGTCAGATCCGGAAGAAATATCATCAACAATCATTTCAATATTGAACGCATCTAATTGCAAATAAAGGTCTTGTAAACCAATTACATCATTTGAATGTGGAACTGCAAATATTTCCATAATTTGAATTCCATCTTTATCCTTACCTGATACAATATTGATAGGATTCAATGTTATGCGACCGGTCATATAATTGATCACACCTACATTTCTTCTTCTTACAACAGGTGTTGATGATCCTGGTGATTGCAAAGAATATAATGAGATAACTCCTGTTTTTGTATCATTAGGAGTATCGAAAAGGTAAACATCATCTGTTATATCTAGCACCTTAAAAGGACTGGATTTTATATTAAATCCATTCATGGATTGAACATGCATATGATTACCAAAATCAATTGCATATTCTGCAAATTGATTAGTTGCAATTCTCAAATCTCTTCTCATTTGAACAGAAGTGAGGTTAGATGTAACTGATGGATGACTTTGATCAATTATTCCTAAAAATTTACTATACTTGAACCGAGTTCCATATTTATTTAACTCCGCAGAATCAGCATAGGATTGGATATTATTTTGAATTCTAGAAGAAACTGCAGCAACATCAGTAATCGTTCTAGTGTTATAGTAGACTTTACTACTGGTAATAATGTACAAATATTTTAAATCTAATATTTCGGGAACAATTCCAGTAACGGAATACTTCCTCAATTCTCTTTTTATATTTTGTTTAATTCCCTGCGAAACAAAATCACCATTTCTTGGTTTAATACTAATAAAAACCTTTCCAAATCTTGGAGGAATTAATTCTTCTCCTCCAAAAACTGATATTGATTCTGCTTCTGGATAAATTTTGTTAGGTATTAGAACCTCATAATCATTTGCCGTTATAGCACGATCTTGTGTTCCATATACTTGAGGAGCATACTTTTTAATTGATGCAACACTTTCGATTGCAGCACCACCCGAAGACGGTGACTGTGTTGAAACAATCGAAATACCACCCGTGATAGGGTTTTCAGTACTATCTGAAATATAAACTAATCTACCACTAAAATCAAGAGTGCTAACTCTATTTGCATTTGCCCCATCGCAAACCAAGTAAGAAATTTCTATAACGCTTCCATCTTCAAGTTTTTTGCCAAATATTCCATCACCAAAGACAATATCATATCTTTCATCCTCTACTTCTTGTAGAAAATAAATCGTAGATGATGAATTTATAACATTATTAATTTTTTGATCTATTAAATTATTTGTAAGATCATATTTTACTTTAATTGTTGAAGATGCTGATGGTTTTACCTGAACTAATATTGTATCTGTATCAATTCCTGCATTATTAAGAGTAAAACGTTGATTTGGATTTTGTGCAGAGTATGTAAAAGTCTGTGTTATCTTTGTTCCTTCAATAACTTCCAAACCACTAAATAATGCTTGCGAATTAGATACCGTTACAGTCGTATCTTCTAAAACATTAAAAACATATGATTGATTGCCAAATTGATTTGTAGTAGAAGCAACAGGACCAGACTTTAATGTAACTGAAGGTGGTGATGATGTTAAATCAGAAAGATCAACAAAAAAATCAATAAGACACCTAGATGCTTTTCTTGACCTTGGAGTATATCCAATATTCTTTGCAAGTGCAACAACATTCTCTCTCAAAGTTGCACTATCAATGAATACCTCATTTGCAACCATGTTTGCATTATATGAGTTTAGATATGTGTTATACGCAAGCAGATCAATAATACTTGAAAGGTTTGATCCTTCAAAGTCATAATCGGTGAAGTTGTCATTTGCTCTAAGAATTTTCTTTAGAGAGGTTTTAATCTGGTCAAAATCCAGATTACTAAAATTTAGAAGTGGCATTTACCTTGTTGGTTGCAAAACGAATTCTAATTGTTGCCCTAAAACATCTGCGCCAATAACAGTGTAATTGATCACAACATCATATTGATTTGATTCAAAATTTGGATTTACGTTAACTTTTCCCAAAGTAACTCTTGGCTCAAATCTAGTGATTGAACTTACAATTTCATCACGTAGTGATAGTGCAGTTAATTCATCCATGTTTTCAAAGAGCATCTGTGATACTCTAGATCCAAAAGTTGGTTCAAAATACTTCTCCCCAGGTGCCGTAAAAATAATATTACGGATTGATCTGGAAATTGAACTAGTATTTTTTAATGCCACAAGATCATAATTCAGAGGATTAATCTGAAATGTCATACTAACATCTTTAAAACCGCGACTAATTCGCTCTAAAGGCATGGACCAACGTTATATTAGACTTATATTTTATTTATGTTGTATTTTTAACTAAAATTCGTTAAGATTTACGTTTGGAATAGTCAAAATTTCATCAATTTCTTCATTTTCGATGAAAATTTCAGTTTCTTTGACAAAATCCGTCTTTTTGGGAGTTTTATCATCATTTGCAATCTCACGAAGCATCTTTTGATGTTGATGATTTGCTAAATTGTCTAAAAAATCGTGATTTTTGGTCATTTTTCCTCCATTTTTGGGTTTTCAAAGTGATGTGAGTACTGATCATCAATATCAGCAACTACTTCTTCACGTTCTTTTGCTGTTTTCCAGAAATATTCATCTTCACGCCCCATTCCAAGGCGTTCAAATCCATTTTCAACAGTATAATACTGAGTAGAAACCTTAAAATCAGGTTTTTTGGGTTCAACAGGGGTCAAACTATTATCAAAGATACGCATTCTATTATTTGGATATAATGCATATTGTCCATTATCTAGTTCAATCAAATTATGCGATTTATGTTCGGCAGGATTCTCACTTGTTGAATAATCAACCACATCAGGATCCTGGTGATAGTTATCTAAAGTACAAATATATGTGCCCTTTTGAATACCATGATCGCGAGTATATAATTCATAGTCCATACTACCAATAAATTGCTTTGTAGATAGCACAACACCATAATCCATACAGTTCCAGAACTGTAAGTTAGGAAGGTCCATATCAGGGTCTGGAAGGTCCGGAGACGAGAGAAACGCGCTTATAGGTAGTTTGTCATACATTGCTGCATATTCAGGCAAATACGTCTCAAAATAAAAAGCACGCCCAGGAATCGACTTTGCCGATACCCAGACGCCCTTTACAAATTCACCATGACCACTTTGATGGTCGGTTAAGTATTCTTTACGTACCCATACCTCAACAGCAGGAAGGTTACAAATTAATGCTGCCATAGTAAAATTAATATAACTCTACTATCTATCCTCTACCTTGTCCCCGATAACGTTTCTTTTTATTATTACGAGAGGTTGCCGAAAGGAGTGTATATTGTGATTGTCCTTGTCGAGTCTTCTTTGGTTTACCCTTAACATAAGTTCCGCCTTTCATCATCATAGCCGAGTTTCCTCCAGTGTCAATAAACTTAAATTAATCTCTTTACCTTCTGAGGTACTCTCATAATACCTCTCTGTGTACTTCTGTAATACTTCAGTACACTCTTCTGCAGAGAGGTCTGTGTGAATGACCTCTCCGTCATATAGAATATTAAATGATACGAGTCTTTTCATGTCCTACACGAATGCGAGGATCGCACCAAATATCAAAACCTGCTTCCTTTGCATCAAGACAGAATGAGACATCCTCACCACACATATCTTGAACATTGCCAGATTCAAAGACTTGCATCTTCGGAGCAAACCAAGGATACTCCAAATTCTCAAATACACCGTTCTTAATCATAACCCATCCAAAACCAGTGTAATCCACCGTGAATGGTTTCTTACGTTTTGACATCGTTTCAACAGTCTCGTGATTCATCACTCCACCATTCTTCCTGAAATCATCCTCCTCTAACCAGTGTGCAACAGAAGTTGTGTGCCCATCTTCAGTAGCATACCAACCAGCAGCAACTTCTGCCTCTTCTCCCTCTGCAGGTACTGCAAGATCACATAATTGCCAGAACTTATTAGTGTCAAATACAATGTCACTATCAATCCACAACTGATAGTCATAAGTCAATTTACCGTCCCATGGAATCTGCTTGGGTCCACGCAACACATTAGCACCAAGGCACTTGCACCGTGCAAAGTTAACCATTGATGAATAATCTTGACTAATCTGAATACTCATACCATTCTGTACCATATCAAAGCACAACTGTACAAAGTTCTTCAGAAATGTGAAAGAACACCCACGACCTGGAAGGCAAAAAACAATTGCCTTGCCGCGCATCCTTTCTTTGATTGCTTCAATGTCCCACTCTTCTTTTTTCTTTGTGGGCGCATTTGCCTTAACCGTAAATCCTTTAGCCATAGTTTTGAATAACCTTCAGGTCAATTATATCGTAGTATGTATAAGTTGTCAATATCTAATAAGAGTTTTCTTCAGTAGTATATGGAGATCTCTCAACCTCCTCATATGACAAATCCTCAAGAGTATAATCAGTCTGCATTAGACCTACCATACCCTTGAGGGTGTTCCATGTTACTCTGAATTCTTCCTCTTTAATATTTGGAAATATGCACTTGTTCTTTGCATATATGTGGTAAATTTTATCCTTTTCCTTTGGAGTCATTTTTTTCCTGGGGAATTTTTTTTATATATTTTAGAATGACAATGCAAATAATATATGTCTCTCGAATTGTCACCTCTGTAGGTTAGGGTAGTTAAGCGTTTTTAGCCACGCCGCCCGCCATAATAACAACGAACGCCCCCAATACTGTCCCACGAAGGTGTTATCAGAGTCTATCAGAAATGGGGCAGAGTGTCAACAACTGCCCCACACTGATTAACACTTACGACTGCTTATAATCCTCTGCGATAACATCGAGGACTGCCAAGAGTTCTTCACCATTAGCAGCACGATTGAGAAGACCAAGCATCAGATCGCGGTTCATAATTCGAGGGTGTTGGATGTCTACACTATAGGGACACTTTAGTGGTGAGTAACATTAATACCCATGCACTTTACCACCGCAAAGGTACACTCAGATCCTCCACGTAGCTGTCAATAACCTTCTCTGATCCTTCCAATTCAAATAACTCCTCCCAGTTAATATTGTGAGGATTAAAGTCTTCCAACGTCTCCAATTCCAACGTAATACGATAACGCTGCTTCTGTGCTTGTTGATAAGTGACTGACATGATTGGAGGTCCGTGAGTGTTACTTTGTTATTATAAGATGGGAGTGCTTTATTGTCAATCTGTCTGACCGTATTTATAAGGGTCACTGATACTTTTTGAATGTCAATCCCTCAAAAAACTTATCAGCGGGGGGTTGACATATTGGGAGAGAGCGTGTTATAATAAGCACGCTAAAATCACTAGGTCTCGGCACATTTAAGAGACACAATTATCAGCACATTACTAACACTTTATCAGGTATTATTGGATACTATCCAGAGAACTATTCTCAATAAGATAAAAAACGGAAGTATATTTATAATACCATTTTAAAACGTTTTTTTAATACTTTCTGTATCAACTTATACCAAATAGTGTTATTAACCGTTCGCTACTATCTGTTACTTACTACTATGAATAGACATAAAAAAGAGGGGTTATTTTACCCCTCATTGATGAGTCTTTCGATTGTGTTTTGTCTCTCTTCAATGATGTCTATCATATCAGAGTCAAGTATATCAATCAAGAGATTTGCACCTAGGATGATGATAATGGCAGAGAAGAAAATACGCATGGTTTTGTGTTAGTGAAAGAATGAAGATTAGGCGCTTGCGCTTACCCCGAAGGGGACTCAAGCAAAGACATAACCGTTGGAGAATGCCTCGGTTGTGAACACTTTTTCGGTGCCCATTTGACCGGTGAACTTTCTCACAAACCAAGCGAAATCTTTCTGAAAAACTCCTTCACCAGCAACACAGAAATAATCACACAAAGCATTTAATCTGCTCTTGGTAGT